TACTTAAGGAAAGTGCTAAACGAACAAGCACCAATACCTGAAGGGTGGGGAGTAGAGCTTAGGCAAATAATGGCACAAAGGATTCAAGAACTAAATAAGCTCATAAGGGCTTAGATTTACTATATTTAACTTATTCATCCGTCCAAAGTTGAATAACACAGTTACCTAGAAATAGAGCTAACACTTTTTGGAAGATTGGACAATGGTTGTCAAGCTCCTTGCTAAGGAGTCGCCCTGAGAATGGGTTATAGGTTCGAATCCTATATCTTCCGCTATTTTATCATATACTTAGGAGGTATATAATGAGCAGACAAATCGGAGAAGTCTACAATAGGGACGGAGTAATACACACCAAAAAAGAAAATTTAAAATTCTATTGGATGTTAGAGAGTATTAGCCAAGACCTTTGGGAAGAAATCCCCCAATACCTATACTATGCCCTAAATAAGTTTGAAGAAGAGAGGGAATCATGATGAATGTTGATAAACTAGCAATCTTCCTTTTTGGAATGGTGACATCAAACACAATGTTCGCAATTCTGTTCTATATCGGATATATAGAGGTGGCTAAATGAAACTATCACAGATTATACTAGAAGAGTACCAAGAAAACTCAAAACGAATTATAAAAGTTTATGAATCCTTTGAAGAAGAAACTCAAGAAATGGTACTAAAGCATTTGAGAGGTGAATATATTCGTTTATTGGGTGTAGCACCAATCCTCACCCAAGCCTACAAAGACGCTCTATACATGGAGGGGGAGATAGGAAAGGTTAAAAAGTCTGAATCCGTACTACAAGAGTGTACAGAAGAATGGTATAAGGCGTGCAATATAAGTGGACAAACAACAAAAGAGTAATAAGATGAACCCAGAACGAATTGAATTAATGGCGTGTGAGATAAGAGACGCTTTAAAAAAGGTAGGAAAGAAGTATAAGCTTGAAACCTACCAACTACTAATCCTATCTAAACAAGTGATAGATGGAACCATAAGAGCACAAAGTGGTGCTGAACACCTAGAAGAGCTTAATGAAACCGCAAAGGGGTATTTAGATGACTAAAGACAATATAAGAATAAACGAACTAAGAGAAAAGTTAAAATGTTCAGATGAAGTTAAACATGAATTAATTGAATTTATGTTGTATCTACAAGACAGTTATAACGATGTAGGGATAGAGAATCCACTATTCTCTTCTTGTTGCCCTGAGACAGCTGAAAATGAAGTTGATAAGTTCTTAATATACCAAGCAACAGAGATTTTTGTTCATGAAAATGGACGTTATCCAAACGAAAATTAACTATATTTAAAACGTATTCAAGCAAACCACTGTCTAGGGTTTTTTGAGTATGTCTGATTTGCTTTGACTCTACCAAAGACAGCAAATCTTTTTGTGAATGGGGGGCTGTAATGTTTAACGCGTCATACATTAATAGCATCCAATAAAAAAGGGCGAGTCTTAACCGACTTGCCTTTTTTACGTTTTTAAGATACCTTTAAGTAAAAGCAACGTGGGGAACAACCCACGGCGAACCGAGAGGCTCAAAGATGGATGAAGAAGAATTAACACCACTAACACCAAAGCAAAAGAGATATTGCGATCATTACTTAAGTAACGGATTCAATGGGACACAAGCGTGTATAGATGCTGGATATAGCAAAAGCAACGCACGAACACAAAGTGCACAAAACTTAGCAAAACGCAACATTGCAAGTTATATAGATGCTAGGAAGCTAAAAGACGCTAAAAACCTAGGTATAACAAGGGACACGCTACTTCAAGACATTAAAGATATAATGAGTAACGCCCAAACAGATGGACAGCATTCCGTGTGTATGAAGGGTGTAGAGCTTATGGCCAAAATGTTAGGTCTTAACGAACCTGAGAAGGTGGAAGTTAGCGGTGGCATTGTCGTAGAGTCTGAGCCTGCTTTCTAAATGGGTTCAACCTTTGAAGTAGCAAGCCCCAAGTTCAATCCTCTCTTTACTCTCAAAAACCCTGAGACAGGAGAGAGACCCAATCACATAGTATTGCCAGGTGGTAGAGCCTCGGCAAAGACCGTTTCTGCTTCACTTGCTGTCATCTATCACATGAGGAATAAGAGGCTTTACAAGTTAAAGCGTGGGCTTAGGGTGGTAGTGGCTAGACAATTTGGCTCCTCAATTGATGAGTCTTTTTGGAGTGAGCTTGAAAACGCTGCAACTCTTATGGGTGTTTGGCATGAGTTCACGTGGGGTAATAAGGTTATTACCCACAAGCCAACGGGATCAACGATAACAAGTATTGGCCTTGAGAGAAACAAAGGTAACATTAAAGGTCTTGCACAAGTTGACTTGGTTGTTGTGGAAGAAGCTGCTTATGTTACAAGTGAGAGTATTGAAACCCTAGTACCTACGATAAGAAAGAATTTTTCTGTCATCATGTGGCTGTACAACCCAATGAATAGGAATGATGCAGTCGCTCAGAAGTTTGTTGAGTGTGAGACACCCTACCCGAAAACCCTAATTATTGAAACCAATTGGAGAGATAATAAGTTCTTAAGTGAGAGGGCAATAGCAGATAAAGACGCTTTAGAGCTTGCAGACCCAATAGCTTTTAGGAACGTGTACGAGGGCGAATACATGGGAGCAGAGGACAATGTATTAATCAAACCTGTTGTTATAGATGAAGCTCGTAAGTGCAACCCTGTTCGTAATGATAGCCTTAAAATCACTGCAGGCTTTGACGTGTCGGGAATGGGGAAAGATGTAAGCGTCATTGTTAGGCGCCGAGGTAAAGAGATTCTAAGTGTACACAAGAAAGCCAAGGGTAACACTCAAGAGATGACCGATTGGGCGAAACAAATATACGTCTCTCATGGTTGGGATATTGTTGTTGTAGATGCTACGGGATCAAGCGGAGTCGCTGACAACCTCCACATGTGGGGTAATGCTAACAGAACATTTCAAACCATTGCATGGATGGCAAGTTGGAAGAGTAGAGACCCAAATAGGTATGCTAACGCTCGTACTGAATCTTGGTGTATAATGAGGGATTGGCTTAAGACAGGTGGAAGCCTTGACAATGATAAGTGTTGGGATGAATTAAGTAACATCACATTTGTGTACAAGGATAGGGAACAAGTAGCATTAGAGAGTAAGAAAAAACTAGCTAAGAGTCCTGATGAACCAGACGCTCTAGCAATGAGCCTTTGGGTTCCTGATGAGGCTAAAGTAGTCACAATAGCAAAGCCTATAAGAAGAGGTGGCGGTTTTATTGGTTAAAATGTTATATTAGGGTTATAATGGAGAAACTATGAAGAATTTACATGATGACAAACTGAGAGTTTTAGAGTCTGCTTGGAGTAGTACATACTCATTAATGGCTAACGATTTCACCTTTGCAAGTGGTGGTGAGGGAATGTGGGAACCAACCTTGCATGCTAGTAGGGTAGGCCAAGACATGACCAACATTTCATTACCAATGATACCGCCTTACATTGACAAGGTCGTGAGCGGTGTGAGAATGTCGCCTCCTTCAATGGCTGTTAAGACTGAGAACCAAGAACTGCAAGAGCTTGTTAATGGTGTGATTCGTGGTATCGAAAAAGCATCCACCGCCTCAAGTGCTTATGTTGGCGCTATGAAGTGTGCAGTTACTGCGGGGCTCGGTTGGATATTTTGGGCTGTAGAAGAGGAGAATGGCCTTCCTGTTCTAAGGCTCAAGACTACGACTGACCCAACCGCAATAATGATAGACCCATTGAGTACGTACCTAGATGGTAGGGATGCTCAATACGCTGTTAATTGTGGTCACATGGATAAAGACCAAGCCATTGCAACGTATGGAGAGGAAGCAGGGCAAGGCTCTGACATGCCTTTCAGCTCTAAAATGACATTCAATATCCCTAGCTCTGCTGTTCTTGATTGTATATGGTACATAAAAGAAGAGGGTGGGGTTAGAATTACACGCATGGTAGGTAATCACAAAGCGTACGACCAATTCTTTGAAGGGGTGGAAGGGCTTCCAATTGCTCCCGTTATTGGTGAAGAGTTGTTAGGTGATGTAGATAGAAGATACTCGGGGCTTATTGCTCGTGGTAGAGAGATAAATGAGAGCCTTAACCTAACAGCTTCTAATATTATGATGCTTGTGGCTTACGCTCCTAAAACTCCTTTTGTTGTAGATGAAAAAGGGATTGAAGGGTATTCAGAGTGGGCGACTGCAAACTCAGAGAATCACGCTTACCTTAGAAGTAGAACAATTGACCCTACAACTCAACAACCTATTAACGCACCTTACCGCCTAGATAATACAGCACAAACACAGGGCCTTCAAAGTGTAGCCGATTGGTTACAAAGCTTACTAGGTCGCACTAATGGCATAAGTGATGCCTCTCTAGGTGGGCTTGAAACTGCTATGGAAAGCGGTAAGTCAATCATTGCACGTATGGAGCAAGCAGAAACAGCCACAGCCATGTATGTTGATAACCTAATGAGCTCAATCACACAGCTTGCTAGAGTTGGCCTACAAATGATGCCTATCGTTTATAATGATATGCGTAATCTAGTTATAATTGATGAATACGGACAAAGCTCTAGGGTAAATGTTGATCTCGGCATGATAATGACACCTGAGATTGTGCAGATGCTTGATGTGGAAATCGGAGCAGGGCCACACATGGAAATGAAACGCAAAGCTTCAAGCCAAGCACTTGAAACAATGGTTACAGCACTAGGGCCAGAGCGTGGAATTGGACTTATGGACATTTGGGCAGATGCTCAACCGCTTAGTGATAAGCAACGCATTAAGAAACGCATGGAGAAACTTCTACCGCCTGAGCTACAAGAAGAGGAAGAAGGTGATTTACCTCCTGAGGCTATGGCAATGATGCAAGAAGCAGAGCAAGCACTAGCACAGAAGACACAAAATATTGAGGCTCTTAAAGGTATGATTACCCAACTACAAGCTAAGGTTGAGAGTCAAGAGGTGATAGCAAAAGTTGAACTTGAAAAAGCTAACATCTCAGCTCAAACTAAAATTGTTGATAGGCAAATGCAGAACTCTAATAAGAAAGAAGTGGAGCTTATTAAGCAAGGTTCTGAAAACCAAAGGCTATCGGCAAAGCTCACAGCAGACGAGCAGAGACAAGTTGATGACTTCACGGCTGACCTTATCAAGCAGAAGCAAGAGGCTATTCAAAGCGTTAAAAGTGATGTAATTACAGAGGGAATTGAACAAACTGCAAGGATTCCGCAGTATTTACAAGATTAATTAATATATATTTAAGATACACGGTGCTAACACGAGAGTGCCGTGTATTTATTTTTTACTCGTGGGATAGGGGCTTAAATGTCTGATATTAAAGATTTAATTACAGTAACAGGTAGTAACGAGGTAGCTCCCGAAGCTCCAGTTGCTGAGGTTAAAACCGAAACGTCTTTAACTGCCGAAGATGTGGGAAATACAGAAGGGCTGGCTGTGGGTACTCCTGACCCCATCATTAAAGAAGATGAAGCAAAAAGTACGGAAGAAGAGGTAGCTCCTGAGACTCCCGAAATAAAAAGCAAGGAAGAAAGACGAGAAGATGGATCAAAGGTTGGACGCAAGATAGGTAAGCTTAACAAGGAAAAAGCTAAGGAAGCTCGCAGAGCAGACAAAGCAGAAGCTGAGTTAAATGAACTTAAAAAGCGTTATGCTGATTTTGAAAAAGCAAAGGGTGAACAAGATTTAGATTCTATGAGTTTTGACGATAGAGTTGCCAAGGTAGCAGAACAACGCTATGAAGAGTCCGCAATGAAGCGAGAAGCCAAAGAGCTTCAAGCTGAAATCGGAAAAGTTCATGATGACAATTGGAAAGCTGATGTTCAAGCCTTTCAAGAATCGCATCCTGACTATGATAAATCAGTAAATGGACTAGAGAACAAGATACCTAGAGAAATTGCTGAATCAATTAGAGGCATGGGGCGCAAGGGGGTTGAGGTTGCTTATAATCTTTCAAAAGATGAAGATGCAATCAGACAACTTTCAACCGCTTCACCGATGAACTCGGCAATGATTCTTTTCGGCTTACAACAGCAAGGTAGCCCCGTGGTGCAACCTAGCGTAGAGACACCGCAAGAGACCGTAAAGGCTCCTGTACAAGCAACGCCAAGCACTAGCTTGACACCGCAACAACAAAATAAACCCCGAGTCAAACACCCCTCTCAATTAGGTATGAATGACTTCATAAAACATAGGCTTGAAGTAGGCACTCTAAGAAGGTAGCCCAAGCCAAAAGGAAAATATGGCAGATTTTATCGCAATTAACTCCATGCTTGCTAAGAACGCTCTAGCAGTCATGCACAACGAATCAGTATTCCCGCGTACAATTGACAACCAACTTAAAGACCAATTCGGCTCAGAAGCTTCAAACGGTTACAAGACAGGCACAGCAATTGCAATCAATCGTCCTGCTCGTGTTAAGTCTACGAATGGTGCAGACCTTACGGTTGATGCTGATGGTAATCCAATTACTATCAACGACTTTGTGGAAGACCCAATTACGTTCCCAATGGACAACAAATACAGCCGTTTAAAAGTGGCTCATGAGTTTGACACAATGCAACTACAATTAGAGCTTACTAATGAGAAGTCACGCTATGGTGATCCTCAAGGTATGCAACTATCCAATGACTTAGAGCGTAAGATGGTTCGTGAGTCTCTTGTAGGTGTTCAGAATGGGTTTATTGCTGTTGGTACTCCTACAGCTACAATCAGCGTAGACGATGTTCTTAATGCTCAGGCTACACTTGACTCATTGACTTGTCCAATGGCTAACAGAACAATGCTAATCCCTCCTTTTGCACGAGCTCAATTGTCTGGTCAAAACGCGACATTGTTTACACCAACAACTAACGAAGCTATCGTTAAAAAAGGTTATATCAATGAGTATGCGGGCGCATCTATGCACTCGTACAACATGCTTCCTGCAATCTCTATCCCTGCTATTGCGGGCTCTGCTTCTGTTACTTCAAATGTTACTGATGGTGCGAATACTGTAACCGTTACATTTGGTGCTCAAGCGGGTAACAAAATCTTTCCTGCGGGAACTATTTTAACATTTGTTAACAATGCACGTGTAAACCCTGAAACTCGTGAGAGTATCGGAACAGACTACACATTCACAGCTAAAGAGTCATTCACTGTTCTTGCAGCGGGTGGTAATGTTGCTATCACTATTGACGATTCAGCTAAGATTTATGGTGAAGATGACAATGGAGCGCGCCAAAACATTGTTACACTACCTCTAGCGGGTGATGTAGTGACTATCCTTGGTGCAAGCACAACAGACAATAACGCAACAGTGTTTGATCGTGTACTTATGTATAACGAAATGGCATTTACTGCGGTATGCTTACCACTTAGAACAGACCTAGAGGGTGCAAACGCTCAACGTGCTGACTACGAGGGTATGTCTATCCGTGTTGCGACTCAATACGCAATTGGAGACGATAACCAAACTACCCGTTTTGATGTTTGGGGTAAAGCAATTTCTCAACGTCCTGAGTATTCAGTAGTTATTTTCGTACCTAAAGCATAGGTTTTAGGGTTACATTTAAGAGGGTAGGGTTTAGGCTCTACCCTTTTTCAATATCAAGGGGTATTTATGACAGAATTAGACTTAGAAACACCAAAGCCAAAAGCTAAACCAAAAGCTCGGGAGCTTGGACTTGTGACAATTGTATCAAGATGTAAAAAGCACAGTATGAAATTAATGGAAGGTTCTAGGGAAATAGAGAATCTACTATCCCACGGTTGGAAAGTTAAGAAGGGTAAATAATGGCTAATCCTACAGCAAGGGCTTTGATAACAGATGCCTTTCAGACAAGCGGTATTAGGGGGCTAGGCCAAGCGGTTACAAATGAAGATACTGCTGTGGGTCTTAGATACCTAAACCTTCACCTAATCCCACAACTTAGACTACAACGCCTTTGGTCTCCTTGTGTTACTGAGTACACATTCACAAGTATAAACAGTAAAGAGCGTTACAGCGTTGGGTTTGCTGACCCTATACCAACTAATCCACAGCCCGACATTATTGTTAACCAAGAGATTATACAAATTTTACAAGGTCAAGTGAACGTTAGTAGCGTGTGGGTTCCCCTTAGACAAATATCACCCGAAGATTATTACCGTATGACTCGAAACGATTCAATAACAAATATACCTTCACAATTCATGTACAACCGAACACGTGACCCATTTGATGAGCTTGTATTTGCTAACCCAACTCTAGCAGGGTATGAGGTACGATTAGCGGTCAATGGAGAGGTTAAGACTTACGCACTAGACGACACGGTTGATTTACCAAGTGGTATGTATGTGGCATTGCTCTATGGCCTTGCTGAGTTAATAGCAGACTCTTACGGCCTTGCTGAGAAGTCTATGAGTTTAAACGCTAAGTTCTCAAGTGCTTTAATGCGTATTAAAGATGTTACAGGTGCGCCTGTTCCTAAACTCAAGGTGAACACTGGCCGTAATAGGTATGACGTTACTTCTGACGCGGTAGTATCTTCAAATGGGGGGATTTAATGCAACAGCCCCAAATGGCTCCTTGGATTGGCCCCAATTATAAACTACAAGGTAACTCAATGGCCTCAAGAGAGGCTATAAACTGCTTTCTACAAAGTGGAGAGGGTAAGGCTAAGTATGGTGAGTTATTAATCGGAACACCTGGCACGGCCTTACTCTCTGACCTTGAAACAATAGTTGAGACTTCCGAGGCTTCTTGTCGTGGTTTGCATCTCACAGGGTCTAGCCCTTATGCAGGCGGTAATCTTTACTGGGTTTACGGCTCAAAACTTGGCTACACCTACAAGGATGAATTAACAGGGGATTTAGTTAATGTATCTCTTTACGATATTGGACTAGATACTAAGCGTGTTTCAATTGCTGACAATGGGTTTAGTGTTGTTGTGGCCACAGGTCAATCAATGTACACTGTAGACATCTTCACGGATGTTGTAGAGGATATTACATCTAGTTTGCCATTCACAGAGCCTTTGCAAGTTAAGTTCTTACTAGGTCGCTTGTATGCTATCACAGGAGACCCCTCAATAGTTGCAAATGATGACTTAGGGGATGCGATAAAATCAAACCTTATTTGGTATTCAGAACTAGCAGACGCTAAAACGTGGGATGGCCTTTCCTACATCCCTGCTGATTTATCAAGTGATCCTATCACGGCTATTGATGTTAGACAAGGTGATTTATGGGCGTTCGGAACAAGAACCTATCAAATATTCACAACAACCGCAGACCCTGACCAGCCTTTAGCTTATACAAGTGGCTCGGGTACTTACATTGGAGTTGGTGCTCCTGATACTGTAGCGACAATTGGGAATAATATCTTTTGGCTTGGCTCTAATGCAAGCGGTAGGAATATGATATTCCAAGGTGCAGGGAATGGCTCCTCTCGTATCTCAGACCATGGAGTAGAGGACGCACTAGAAAGGCTTGCAGACCTAGCAGGCTCGGCCTATGGTTTTAGCTATCAAGATGGGGGGAATCAATTCTATTGCGTTACTATACCAAGCGGTAACTTTCAGTTTGAAGGTAGCACGGAGTTTTCACATGGAGAAACACACACCTACAACACTTTGACAGGCCAATGGCATAGAAGTGCTTCACGAGAACCTTTAACAGGTGAAATCCAAGCGTGGCAACCTTTGTTTTCTGCTTTTGCGTGGGGTAAAATAGTTGTGGGGAATCTTTTGTGGCCTGCACTTATGGAACTTAGGAATGACACCTACACTGACTACGACCCAACAACACCCGATAAACGTAAACCTTTACTTAGGCGTTACATGGGGCCTGTTATGTTTACGAATCTGCAAACCTTTATTTGTCACGAGTTTACATGGGATATTCTACAAGGTCAAGCACCATTAAACGGTCTAAGTTCAGACCCTAAGGCTCAACTAGAGGTGTCTTATGATGGGGGCAATACGTTTGGTTCATTAATACCCGCCTCACTACAACAAACAGGTCATTACTCGGGGATTCTTAAATGGATTGGTCTTGGTGCTAGTCGTGCATTCTCCTTTAGGGTTACAATCACAGAAGATATGCAGTTTCAAGCGGGGCAACCTTATACACGTTATGAAGTAAGTAGGTTACCTTAATGGCTAAGTTCTATACTTTCCCTAGTCATTCAATGCTTGAGCACGTTGATGAGTTTAATAAAAAGATTGACGACAAAGAGCATTTAATGACTCAAGGATGGAACCAAGCATTCTCAGATATAACAGCAATACTAGCGGGTAAGTGGATTAGAACAGCACCAACCAAGGAAGCTAAAAGTACTTGCTCTTGGACTCCTTGGAGTGCTAATGTGTTTGTAGAGTTTGATAATTCTCAGGAGTACACCTTGAAAATGCCTAAGGCTTATAAGGGAATACTCCAAGTTTTGACAAGTGGACTCATTCATAAAGAGTATATCTTAGTGGATGGTTTAAGTTTTAATTACACCGCTGATGCGGGTGATATACTTCAAGGTGCATTAAGTACTAAGAAGTAGTATATTTAAGGTATAAGGAGTTAATTATGGGTATTTTTTCAAGTGGTGCTAATCTTATTATGGGTGACACTATAAGAGATGAGAATCGTAAAGCGATTAGAGCACAGCAACAAGGGTTAGAAGATGCCCAAGCAATCGGTAACGAGTTCTACGGTGGACAAATAGACGCTTACGGCCAAGACGCTCAAAACTACGGTGGTGATTTAGCTCAGTGGCGTGAGGCTCAGACTAGAGAATTACCTCAAATGGATCAATTTAATAGTGAATTGGATATAGATAAGCATCTAGACCCTTATCAAGACTATGTACAAGACCAATCTGCAAAGGCTATTGAACAAAGTGCGGCCGCTCAAGGTGGTATGTTCTCGGGTAGTGGTGCAACAGCCAAAGCTCTACAAGATAGAAGCCAACAGATTGCAGGGCAATTTAGAGACAGAGCCACTGATTTAGCAGTAGGTGAGCGTAAGTTTGGATATAATGACTTCCTTAACCGCTTTAAAACAGAGCGTGAAAATGATGCTCTTGAGATGCAAGGTTACGGAAACCTTCTAAAACAAAGTGGTCAAGCTCGTGACAATATGTTTGGTGCTCAAGGTGGACAAGCAAATCTAGGAATGCAAACAGCACAAGGCCAAGGACAATTAGAGGGGGCGATTCACACTAATGACGCAAACTACTACAAAGGAATGGCTGACAATATCGGTCAAGTTGGTGACGATGCGCTAGAACTAGGAATGGATGCCTATTCAAGCGGAATGTTTGGTAGTGGTGGAGCTCCAAAACCTAGTGGCGTGTCAAATCCTTATAATAGAAGTTATGATAATTTTAATGCAAACAAGGTTATAGGCTCTTAATGGCTTTTCAATTAGGCTCACTCGGAACCATTCAAAAGCCCGAGCTAGTAAGTAACAACAGAGCAAGAAGCGGTAATTATAGAGATTTCTTGTCAAACACTAAAAAGAAACGCATGGACTTTGAGGATAGGGAAAAGCTCAACGCTTTAGGGAGTGCAAAAGCTGAAGCTATCATGGATGG